GTGGTCGACACGTTCGCGTGGACCGACGGCGGCACGAAGACCGAAACCACCGACCGGGTCCTCATCTACGAGACCGTCCCGGATGCCACCGTGATGGCCATCACCGAGGAGACCGCACCGGTCCCGCCGAGGCAGCGCCATCAGTTCGCGAACGGTGTCTGCGTCACGTGCCGCCCGGCCGAGGCCGTCGCGGCTCTTCATGGAAGGACTTCAATGCCCAAGACAGTCAGCCGCAGCGAGTACACCGCTGCTCTCGATCAGCTTTGTGACAGGTACAAGAACGGCGCGACTCCAGCCCTGGCCAGGCAGTTGAACGAGGCACTCGCCAGCTACAAGGCGGGCGTTGTGGTCGTCGAGGAAACGGCGGTGAGTCGGCCGGGTGCGCGTCCCGTCCGGGAAACCGCGGCGGCGCGGCCCGCTTCGCGCGCGGGAGCGGCCAAGCCCGCGAAGCCGTCGAAGAAGGCCGCGCGGATCGCCAGGATCGTGACCGAGGCGCTGACCGCCGCGGCGGCTCCGTCGCTGCCGCCTGGCATGAAGCCCGCAACGAGGCCGCAGCCCGCGGCCCCCGCCGTGCCGCTGCACCAGGTCGACGTCGACCAGCTCGGCGCGATGACCGCCGAGCGTCTCGGCGCCGGGGCCGTATCGCCGTTCTGGTGTGGCAGTGTCCGGGAGTCCGCCCCGGACGCGCCGATCCGCGAGTCGGAACTCGAGCAGGCCGCTCGCGATCTCACGACGCTGAGCAGCGACGGCCTGGCCAAGGTTCTCGACGCGAGCCAGCGGCGCGCCGGTCACCGCTCGCCGATTTGGGCGGCGGCATGAGCGCCGGGGAACTCCACGGCGCTGTCGCGGACAGGATGCCGCTCGCGGTTCGCTGCGGGGAGCCCGAGAACGTCCGCCCGGTCGAGCAGCTCGCCGTCGGCGACCGCGTCGCCGTGCCTGCCGGTGCTGAGCCCGTCGTCCTGGCCGAGGAGCACGCCGCGTTGAAGCTCGCCGGGCACATCGCGGAGGGCGATGTCGGCGCCGTGCGCCGGTTCGTCAACGAGGTCGAGCACGGCTTCGGCCCGTGGTCGGTTGATGCGTGGCGCTTGATCGAACACCTCGCCGAGCTGCTCATGCGCCGTGACCGAGAGCAGCCCGGCCCCGAGTCCACGCCGCAGTAGTAGCGGCGGACCTGCCAGCTGGTGCCAGGCGTCCTGACGACGCCCGGCCGTAAGGGTAACGGCACACCGCCAGCTGGTGCCAGGCGTCGGTGCTGACGCCCGGCCCAAGGGGGTCACCCAAGCACCGTGCACGGCTGATCCACCCGCCAGGCCGCCAGCGCAGCGGGAGCGCTGGTGCGGCAAGCAGCAATGGCCAACGGCACCCCGCCATTGACCATTGCTAACTCCGTCCGAGGTGCCTGTGCCTCTCCTGCCCCCGGTGAGCCAAGACTTCACGATCAACGCAGCCGCGTTCCTCGACGGCATCGACGAGATGATCGAGTCCGTCGGGAAGCTCGGCGACGCGATCGACGAGGTCGGCGGGTCGATCGACAAGCTCGGCGGCAGCACCGACGAGGCGTCTGAGGCCAGTGAGGCGCTGACCGCGTCGGTTGACCGGCTGACCGAGATGGTCGGCGCGCTCGACGACCGGTTCGCCACCCTCGACGCGACCCTCGACACGGTCACGGCGTCGCTCGACGCCAACAGCGAAGCCGTGGACGCTAACAGCGCCGCCTACGACGCGCAGGCCGGCAGCGCGGACAAGGCCGGCGAGCATGCGGCCGCGTTCGGGTCCGCGAGCAAGATGGCGGTTCTCGGCGTGGCTGCCGCGCTGGTCTACTCCGTTGCCAAGGCCGGCGAGTTCCAGTCGCAGATGACGACCCTGCTCACCCAGGCCGGGGTCGCGAAGTCCCAGTTCAAGGGCCTGGAGTCGGGCACGCTCGCGCTCGCCGGGCAGGTCGGGTTCTCGCCGACGTCGCTTGGTCAGGCGCTCTACCACGTCGAGTCGGCGTTCCAGTCAACCGGGATCACCGGTACCCGCGCGCTCGCGCTCCTCAAGATCGGCGCGGAGGGCGCCGCGGTCGGCCACTCCGACCTCGTGGACACGGTCAACGCGCTCGACGCGATCATGGTCGCGAGCCTGCCCGGTGTCCATTCGTACGGCCAGGCGATGGGCGACGTAAACGCCATCATCGGCTCTGGCGACATGACGATGGAGGACTTCGCCAAGGCCGCATCGACCGGCCTGTTCGCCGTCGCCAAGTCGTACGGGCAGTCGTTGACGCAGGTCGGTGCGGCGCTCGCGATCTTCGGTGACTCCAACATTCGCGGGGCGAAGGCCGGCACCGACCTCCGGATGGCGTGGCAGGCCGTCCAGGCGCCGCTCGTCACGTCCACCGGGATCCTCAACAGGATCGGACTCCAGTACGACACGCTCGCCCACACGATGGAGCACCACGGCCTGTCCGCCGCGGTCAACCAGTTCGTCGAGCATCTCAAGGCATCCCACGTGCCCATGTCGGACTGGGGCCAGCTCGAAACGCAGATTTTCGGCAAGCGGGCCGGGGTCGGGCTCGGCATCCTGGTTGACCAGCTCGACCGTTACAAGGGCAAGTTCCCCGACATCATCAAGGGCGGCGACGACTTCGGTAAGGCCTGGTCCACGACCAGCAAGACCATGGACCAGCAGTGGAAGGATCTGCGCGGCAACCTCGACTCGGTCGCGATCGGGTTCGGCACGGTGCTCCTGCCCGACGCGACCAAGGCACTCGACGTCCTGAACAAGGGCTTCCGGTACATCGAGGCACACCCGGTTCTCGCGAAGCTCGCAGGCGCGTTCGTGGCCGTGGCCGTGGCCATGGGCATCGTCACGGCTGCCGGGGCCGCGCTAACCGCTGTGCTGGCCCCCGACCCGATCATGCTTGTCGTCCTGGCCGTGATCGCGCTGGCCGCCGGGCTGTACGAGCTGTATAAGCACTCCAAGCTGGTCCGCGACATCGTCGCCGACGTCGCGAACTTCTTCAAGACCGCGTTCCACGATGCGATGCACGCGGCGGGCGCGGTCGTGAACTGGTTCGTGTCCGGGCCGTTGAAGTGGATCCAGCAGCAGCTCGCCGTGTTCTCGGCGTTCTGGAAGGCGCACGGCGCCGAGATCGAGCGGATCGCGAAGGCGGCCTGGGCGCTGATCTCGAACGACATCGAGACCGCGTGGAAGATCATCTGGGGGTTCATTTCCGCCGGGCTGACCCTGCTCAGCGGGATCTGGGAGTCGTCCTGGCAGATCATTTACGGCACGGTCAAGACCGTGTGGAACCTGATCGGCGAGATCATCCACATGGCGATCCAGCTTGTGCTCGGCACGATCGGGATCGGGCTCGACCTGCTCACCGGGCACTGGGCGCAGGCCGGCCGCGACCTGGAGAAGCTGACGTCGACGATGTTCTCGGACGTCGTCAAGATCATTAAGACCGCTGTGTCCGGTTTCGGCTCGATGCTGCTTGATGCCGGGAAGGCCCTGATTCGGGGGCTTATCAACGGGATCAAGTCGATGCTCGGCGCCGTAGGCGATGCGGTCAAGGACGTCGGCCACGGCGCCGTGTCCGCGATCAAGTCCGTCCTCGGGATCTTCTCCCCGAGCCGGGTCATGGTGGAGATCGGCCTCCAGATCGGCGCCGGCCTGATCGTCGGCCTCGAAGGCACCGCGTCACAGGTCAACTCCACGGCCGGGAGGCTCGCGACCGGGGTCAAGGACGCGTTCGAGGACAAGCTGATCAGCGCGGGCACGGCTAGCTGGCTGACCGAGTACATCCAGCGGGACAACCAGCGGCTCCAGAACCTCGCTAACCAGCGGAAGACCATCGAGAACGAGATCACCACCGCGAAGAACTACGCGTCGTCCACGGCGTCGAACGCGGTGTCGGCGGACTCCCTGTCGAACATCGTGTCGGGCATGGGCTCCGGGTCGGTGATCACGTCGCAGGGGCTCGCGTTCGGCCTGTCGCAAGACCTGACGCAGATCAACCAGTTCTCGGCCGCGATCAAGCGGCTCGGCCAGCTCGGGCTCAACAAGAACCTGCTGAACCAGATCATCCAGGCCGGCCCGGCGCAAGGGCTCCCGATCGCTGAGGCGCTGCTGAACGGGCCGGTCAGCGAGATCAAGTCGCTAAACAATTCCGAGAACGCCATCGCGAGCGCTGCGACGTCGCTCGGGGACACCGCGGCCAACGCCATGTACGACTCGGGTGTCGACGCGGGCAAGGGGTTCCTCACCGGGCTCAAGGGCCAGGAAAAGTCGATCGACCAGCTCATGGCCAAGATCGCGAAGACGATGGTTGACCGGGTCAAGACCGACCTCGGGATCCACTCGCCGAGCACCGTGTTCCACGCCCACGGCATGGCCGTCGCGCAGGGCCTCGCGAACGGCATGATCGACGGCACGCCGCTGGTCGAGGCCGCCGCGCACAAGCTGTCATCGGCGACCGGTCTCGCGCTCGCCGGCGGGAACGGGAGCGGCGGACACGGCGGTGACGTGCATTACGACGTCACCGTTAACATCTCGGTGCCCGGCGGGTTCATCGGCTCCAACGCACAGTTCACGGCCGCTCTGTCCCCGGTCGTCCAGAAGGCGATCTTGCAACTGGAGAAGCGGAACCCGACCCCGCAAACGTCTCTGCCGCACTGAGAGAGAGGCTGAAAACGGATGCTCGACGACGAGATGATTACGGGCCCGGAGTGGCATGATCCCGCGTTTGCCGCCGAGCTGTGGAAGTTCGTCGCCGACGTCAACGAGGGCGTCGCCGAACCGAGCCCGCTCGACTTCCGCTTGGCATGTGACCTCGTCGGCATGTGGCAGGGCATCGCGGGCCTGTTTTACCAGGCCCGGACTGGTTGCAGCGAAGAGGCGGCCGCGGAGCACATCGCGCAGATGATTCTTGATCAGCGCAGCCTGTACGGGTCGCTGGCCGCGAAGCCGTCTCGGCACCACCGGGAGTGAGGGACCGGATATAGGCGGCGAGTGCTTCCGGGCTGATGCGCCTCGCCCGGCCGGCCTTGACCGACTCGATCGCACCATTGCGGACAAGCCGCCAGATCGTGCTCTCGCTCAGCCGAAGCATCCGGGCGACCTCGGGGACCGTGAAGAGCTCCAGGGTGTTCAGGCCGACGTCGACTTGACCGGTCGCTAGCTCGGCTTTCCTCGGCGGTGTTCCGGCGTCGGCGGTGTGAGCCAGGAGCGCGGAGAGTAACTCCAGGAGCGCCGTCACCAGGTTGGCAACGGCGGGCAGTTCCAGGATCTCGTCGGTGGTGGTCCGGTGTTTCATGCGAGGGAGTCTGCCGGTTTCCCGGCTGGTTCCCTCACATCGCCTACCGTGGGTCACAGGTACCTACGGGCACCCGTGCAGAGGGTCCGGGCCGGCGTGGCCGAGCTAGGAGGTCGTTGCGCCGCCTATCGCTGGCGCCTGCCATCGACGACGAGGTTCTGCAAGGTCTGTCCTAGTTCCGCAGCAGCTTCAAGGGTGATCATGGGCAGCTCGTCTACGCCGTGAAACAGCCGCACGAGGACATCGCCGCCAGAGGAGGCGACCTGGGCCGAGACGCCATAGGCCCAGCTGCCGGGGATGTCGCACTCTGCGGGTTCACCCCGCCGTTGGACGGTGGTCTTGTGGCTGCAGACATGGCCGGGGTCGGCCGGAACGGTGTACGGCCGGCTCATGTGCACATCGTCGAGCGGTCTGCACGGCCCGTACGCGCACCACGATGGACACGAGCCGGCCGGAGCGACGATAGCGACGGTGTCGGTCATTGAGGTCTCCCGTCTGGTCTCGGATGTCCCGCCTCGGCCCAGCCGGGCGGAGCTCGCCATGGATGGTCGAAGGCGCGGCGCTCGGCTAGCGGGTTCGGCGAGCCTCCTCGATCAGGGCAAGAATGCCGCGAGCGAGATCCTCGGCCTCGGCGAGCGTCACGCTGGCGGAGTAGCACGCCGCGGCGCCTTCTCCGGTGAACACGCGGACTGCGGGCTCGGCGTCTCCGCGGTGCTGGTCGAGCCGGGCGCACAGTTCCTGGGGGTCGCTCGTCAGGTACACCTCGAGGCCTACCGGGCCCACGCGCATGTCATGCGCGGGTGGTTCCAGCGACAGCGGGACGACGACGGTCCAGCTGTGGTGGCGGCGGTCGTCGGGGTGGGGAGCGGTCCGGGCATCGCACCCGCCTGGGGTCGTGCACCACGGCGGGCAGGCGCCTTGGCTGGTCGTGGTGGCGACGGCGACGGTAGCTTCGGTCATTGAGATCTCCATGTTGGTCTCGGCCTTCGCCCGGTGCGCGCCGGGCGAGGGTCTCGTGGGTTAGACGCCGAAGCGGCGTCCCGGGGTGGCCAAAGCGGCCTGTGCGACATCCGGGGCATCGGGTACCGGCTGGCAGAAGTGGGGGCAGTCGCAGCCGGGCAGGTGGCCGCAGTCCTCGCATCGCTGGTCGTCGTCCACGAGTCAGGCCGCCTTCCGCACGTACTGGGCGGCTTCGAGGATCCGCGCGGCGGCCACGTGGTAACAACCAGCGGCGAGGCCGGACCGGAGCGCCCAGGCGCAGTTGCAGATACCGTCCGGCGTGACGAGGTAGGTGACGTCGCCCCGGCTGGAGACGGCCCGGTACACGCCCGGACGGTTGGTCGGGACCAGGCCGCCGTCGGCGATGAGCTCGCGGGCCTTGTCGACCTGCGCCGCGGTGAAGTCGCCGATGTGCGCGGCCCGCTCAGCGGCACGAATGCGGGCGCGGCAGACCGGGCCGTAACCGGTGCTGCGGGTGAGCTTCCGGCCGCAGCGAAGGCACCTCGTCGGCCCTTCCGTGATGCTGGCGTCCA